ACCAAAATCTAGAACCAACTATTACTCCTGGTACACTTGTACAGTTTGAAGGAACAAAAGAGTACTTACACGGCGTTAAAGAGGTTACTTCTGGGGAAAGATATACAATAGTATTATTTTTAACAAAACAAAATGATTAATGATAAAACACACATTGTTCCTGACAATAAAATTTTAATTGTACCGGAAAATGAAACACACAATAGCGATTATAAAGAAATAATACAACCTTTAAAAGGATGTAAGACACGAGATTGGATCAACAATCACGTAGTTCATTGTTTGCCTGTAGTTATCGGCAATCAGTACGGATTTGCAATTAAAAGTAATGTAAGTTTTACTGCAACGTGGAACGGAAATCCTGCACCAAACGATGTTAACATAACAATATCTGAACCATCTGCAAAGCAATTTGTTTCTGCACATTTTGGTAGCGGATTAATTACTATTCAAAATAGATTTACATTTAGAACACCCCCGGGAATAAATCTTATGGTGTTAGACCCGCCTAACTTTTTTATTCCTAATCTTAGCAATATGTTTGCAGTAATAGAAACTGACAATCTTCGCAGAGACTTTACATTTAATTTAAAAATTACTCAACCAAATGTTACTGTAACAGTTAATAAAGGTGATATAATAAGTGCAATTATTCCTATTCCTAGATACTTTGTAGATAATTTTGAAATAGAGCTTGCAGAAAATTATTTTGATAAAGAAGTAATTCAAGAAGAGCGAGAAGAAATGCATAGATCTGCAATAGAACGAAGCGGCAAAGATAAACAAAAACCACACGGCGTAGGAAAACGTTACTGGCGAGGCGAAGACTGTCAAGGCAATAAGTTTGTAGATCATCAACGCAAGCTATAGTCAGATCTAAGTTGACAAACCTGTTTTTCTGTTATATAATAGTATTAAATCTATTTTTGTAGGAGCCTTGCAATGGACGAACGTCTCGAGAAAGCAATAGAGTTTTCTAATTATATGGTAACACTTAACAATCAAAAGAGGTTACTCAAAGAAAAATTTTATGAAGATCTAATATTTTTTTATAATGGTTGTCAATTTACAGTTACCCGCGAATTAATAAACTTTTGTAATACAATGATTGCATCAGAACAAGAAGATATTATCATAGTAGACGACAATGATATTCCGTCGCAGGTGTTAGATATACAAGAATTTTACGATGGAATTATTGATACATATTTTTCTGCCTCAAACACATACTTTGCAGAGTATGAAAGTTTAAAAAAGAACAGATCTGTAGGAAATTTAGTAGGGTTAGATCTTGAGTAAAGGTGCATTACTTATTGCTAGAAATAACGATACAATTGATTATGTAAAACAAGCAGTTTTTTTAGCAAACAGAATAAAAAAGTATTTAGATATTCCTGTTAGTATTATTACTGACAGTGTAAACTATCTAAAGGATGAATTTCCTGAAGATACATTTGACGAAATTATTAAAATAGAATATAAAGATGATATAAACAAAAAAGCATATTATGATGGATCGTTGTATCATAAAAAATTAAATTTTAAAAACAACTATAGAGTTGAGGCGTTTGATCTAACTCCTTATGATGAAACTTTATTATTAGATACAGATTTTATTATTTCTAACGATCTTCTTAAAAATTGTTTTAGTTCTCCAAATGATCTTATGATGTATAAAAAATCAGAAGATTTAGCTAAAGTGAGAAATGAGAAAGAGTTTGACCATATTAGTGATTATAGTATAGCATTTTATTGGGCTACAGTGGTATTTTTTAGAAAAACTCCTCTTAACAAAATATACTTTGACTTAATAAAGCATATACAAGAAAATTGGCAACACTATTATTCGGTATATCAATTAAAAAGTACTTTATTTAGAAATGATTTTGCATTTAGTATTGCAGCACACATTATGAACGGATTTGAGCAGCAATATGATTTTGTAAATGAATTACCAGGAAAGCATTTGTATACTACTGATAGAGATATCCTTCATAAACTAGATGGCAATAACTTTATTTTTCTTGTAGAAAAGAAAAATTATTTAGGCGAATATACATTGATATCTGTTAAAGATCAAAATGTTCACGTTATGAATAAATTTAGCCTTAATAGAATAATTGACGAGGTTGGTTATGAGTAGAGGTATAGTAGTATTAGCTCAAAACAACGAAAAGGTAGACTACGTACAGCAGGCCTGTTTACTAGCACTTAGTTTAAAAGCCAACAACCCAAATGAAAATATTAGTATCATCACTGATGACTCAGTTCCGGCAAAGTATGTTAAACTATTTGATAAAATTTTACCTATATTATGGGACGACGATGCTAAAGATTCAGAGTGGAAGATAGAGAATCGTTGGAAAATTTATCATTCTTCACCATATGAAAAAACAATAGTATTAGATACAGATATTTTGATATTACAAGATATATCAAGCTGGTGGGATTTTTTAGAAAATTACGAAATGTTTTTTACTAGTAATGTCTTTACATATAGGGGAGACAAAGTAACTAACGATTATTATAGAAAAGTATTTACAGAGAACAACTTACCTAATTTATACGCCGGTTTTCATTATTTTGAAAAAGGAGAATTTTCATATAAGTTCTATAAATGTTTAGAATATGTTGTTCAAAATTGGCAAAAGTTTTATGAAACAATGTTAATAGACACTATGAGACCTAAATGGTGTAGTATTGATGTATGTTCTGCACTGACTACTGTAATATTAGATTGTGAAGATAAAATTACAAATAAAGTATCTTCATTTCCTAATTTTGTGCATATGAAGCCAAAAATACAAAATTGGGAACAGCCAAAAACATATTGGCAAGATTGTGTTGATGTATATCTTAATGGTAAAGGACATATAAAAATAGGAAATTTTAAGCAATCTAGTATATTACACTATACAGAAGATGATTTTGTAAAACCTTATATGTTAGATACTTATTTAGGGTTGGTAAAATGATAAACAATTTGCAAAAATTTATAAAAAATTTAGAAATATCTAAAACATTTGTAGGTATGTATGTTTACTTTTATCCACAAAATGGTAAAATTATTAAAATTTCTAGCAAGCAAGATGATACAGAAGGTAATCATTCTATATTTGTTAATTACGAAGATGTAAAAGATATACAAGAGGGTGTAAGAAGCTTAGATGATTATCTAGTAACTTATGATCCTCTTAAAAACAAACTAGTTGTTACTAATCAATTAGAACAAGTTAAGATTCCAAATGTTAGAGATAGATTATATAAAATTCCTTACAATAACCCTAATGCTGATATTACTATAGCACATAGAAATGGAAACTGGACGGTATCTTTAATCGAAGAAAAAAGAATAGCTGAAGAAGCAGTACAACATCATTTTAATTTTAATCTAATAATGTACTTTAGTATTACAGAAAAGAATGATCCAAATATTTTACACAATATATGTAAAGTTACCTATCAATCTTTAATGCAATCAACAGAAGTTGATATTAATGACCAGATTAACGAAAATGTAAATCCTAATAATGTAAGTATATACACAGCAAAATACTTTGACAGTTATAATTTTGAAGTGGAAAGATGAAAAAATTTAAAGTTTTAGATTACGACATTATATATCTATCATATGATGAACCAAACGCTGAAAAAAACTACGCAGACTTGTGTAGTAAAGTACCGTGGGCTAAACGTGTTCACGGCGTAAAAGGATCTGATGAAGCCCACAAAGCCTGTGCAAGATTATCCGAAACAGATCGTTTTATTACAGTTGACGGCGATAATATTATTAGACAAGATTTTTTAAATCAAACAATTGATTTTGATGAAAACGAAGATTTATCTAATTGTGTTATAAGCTGGGCCGGAAGTAATAATATTAATGGACTAATTTATGGTAATGGTGGCCTTAAATGTTGGCCTGTAAATTATGTGTTAAATATGCGTACTCACGAAAATGCAGATCCTAATAATCCACACGCTCAGGTAGATTTTTGTTGGGATGTTCGATACATTCAAATGGAAGGCGTTTATTGTGATGTCCATAATAATTCAACACCTCACCAGGCCTGGAGAGCAGGCTTCCGCGAAGGTGTTAAAATGGCACTTGATAGAGGTGTTAGAGTTAGTAAAGAAGATTTCCACAATAACCATTGGAAAAATTTACATCGGTTGTATATCTGGCTTATGGTAGGCGCAGATGCAGAAAATGGTATGTGGGCAATTTACGGTGCAAGAGAAGGTTTGTACAAAACAATGTGTACAGATTGGGACTATGTAAATGTTCGAGATTTTGAATATTTAAATAATTATTGGGATACTGAAGTTACTACTAAAGTAACAGAAGAAGAACTTCCTGAAAAAATTGAAGATCTTGGAGATATACTTATTGAAGAACTAGATATTCCAATAGCACGAGAACCGTTGTCTTCTGCACAAAGTAAATTTTTCAAAGAAATTTATCAAAATCCAATGCGTATGTCGGATAGGTTTTTGGAAAAAGAATGACAGATAATCAAAAAGGCGACGAAGTAAAGATAGATGAAACTAGTACGGCTTACAAAAGTGTTTATTTCGAGGATATTAAATCTTTAGAAAATAAACTTAACAGTGTAAGCCCTAGTTTTTGTCTAGCAAAATGGTTCAATGTAAGTATACATATACCTACAGGAAGAACACACAGTTGTTATCATCCTTTAAGTCATCACATACCTCTAGAAGAAGTACAACAAGATCCTAGTGCATTACATAATACCAAATATAAAAAAGAACAAAGACAAAAAATGCTTAATGGTGAACGACCTAAAGAATGTGAATTCTGTTGGGCACTAGAAGATCAAGGTAATATAAGCGATAGAGCATATCGCAGCAAAGATGTTCTTGAAGAAGGCATATTTGAAGAAGCACTCCGTGAAGGTGCAACAGGAAATCCTGTTCCTAGATATGTAGAAGTTAATTTTAATCAGGCTTGTAATTTTAAGTGTGCATATTGTAGTCCGTCTCTTAGTACAGAATGGCACAAAGAAATTAAAAAACACGGTTCGTACAAATTATCTGATAAAGAGCATAATCATCCTAATTATGTTAGCAGTCTTAATATAGATAACTCGCCAAATAATCCTTATGTACAAGCATTTTGGAAATGGTTTCCTACTGTATATCCTAAATTAAAAACATTTCGTATGACTGGCGGCGAACCGTTAATGGATAAAAATACCTTTAAGGTTTTTGATTATGTAAAAGATAATCCACATAAAGGATTGCATTTAAGTATTACTAGTAATTGTTGTCCGCCTGGCGATCAGTGGAATAAATTTATGTCTAGTCTTAAAGAAATTACAGATAAAGATGCAATAGAACACTTTATGTTATACTGTAGTTTAGATAGTTGGGGACCACAAGCAGAATATATACGTAACGGGCTTGACTTTAACGTATTACATCAAAATGTAACACAGTATTTGAAAGACAGTAGTAAACATAGTCTTACATTTATAGTTACAGCAAACCTGTTAAGTTTACCCAATTGGTTAGAATATATAAAACAAATACATATACTGCGTAATACATATAATACTGACAGACAACTTATATGGTTTGACACTCCAATGCTTCACGATCCAAACTGGATGAGTATGAAGCTTGCATCTAAGGAAATGTTAGAGCCGTTGTTACAAAGCATACAGTATATGGAAGAACACAAGGAAACACGAGATAATAGATACAAAGGATTTAAAGATTTTGAAGTAGATAGAGTAAAAAGATTATATGATTGGGCTTGCGACAAGATGCCATTACCACAAGAAGAACTTGCGAAAAAGAATTTTCATTTATACTTTACAGAACACGACAAAAGACGAAATACAAACATAAAAGATACCTTTGTAGAAATAACAGATTTTATAAAAGAATGCGAGGAATTAGCAAATGAGTGACGGATATATGGATCACGTAAAGCGTACTAGGGACAAGTTAAATGAAGTTGGCCCTGGCTTTTGTGCAATGAAATGGATTAAAGAGACGCTTTATCTACAAACAGGTGATAACCATAGTTGTTACCATCCTAGGCCTCATCACATACCTTTGGAAGAAGTTATGGCTGATCCTAGTGCATTACATAATACAAAATTTAAAAAAGAACAACGTAAAATTATGCTAGAAGGCGGCAGGCCCGATGAATGTTACTATTGCTGGAACATTGAAGATTTACCCGGCGAACATTTTTCGGATAGAATGTTTCACAGTGCTAGTTCGTGGGTAAAGGACGACATTAATTTAATTAAAACAATGCCGTGGGACAAAAACATTAATCCTCGCTTTTTAGAACTAAGTTTTGGTAATGGTTGTAATTTTTCTTGCGGTTATTGCTGTCCACAAGCAAGTAGTTTATGGGTAGACGAAATTAAAAAACACGGTAATTATGACCTTACTTATAATCAATACGGAATTGAATTTTTAAGTAAAGAAGGTCATTTTTATCAAAAAGAAGAAGACAACCCATATGTTGCTGCATTTTGGCGTTGGTGGCCTGATTTAAAAAACGATCTTAGAGTTTTAAGACTAACTGGTGGTGAACCTCTAATGAGTTCTAATATATTTAAGATGTTAGATTTACTAGATAGAGAACCTGCACCTGAATTAGAAATTAATATGAACAGTAATCTTGGAGTTACACATAATAAAGTTAAAAGACTAAGTGAGCGTATTAAGAAACTTCTAGATGAAAAGAAAATTAAATCATTTAGATTATACACTAGTATTGACAGTTGGGGAGAACAAGCCGAATATATGCGCAGAGGTCTAGATTGTGCTTTATGGGAGAAAAATTTAGATACATTTATTACAACTACAAATGCTCCTGTAAGTATTATGATTACATATAATGTTCTTGCTGTTGCATATTTTAGATCATTACTAGAAAAAATATTAGAACTAAGACAAAAATATAATTCAGATAATGACCATAGACAAATGTTAGGATTTGATACTCCATATCTTAAAGAGCCACCGCATTGGATGATTAATATTCTTCCGCAAGAATACGGAAAATATCTTGACGATGATTTAGAATTTATACAAGAAAATTTAAGAACACACGGTGGCGACACATTTAAATTTAGTCAACACGAATTTGAAAAATTTAAAAGAGTAAAAGATTATTTTTATGAAGGCGGCCAAAGAGTAACAGATGATCTTATACAACGAGGAAGACGAGATTTCTATGAATTTTTTACAAACTACGATAAGCGTAGTAACTTAGATTTCTTAAAAACATTTCCTTTATACAAAGATTTTCTAAATCAGTGTAAGGAAGTACATAATGAATTTAAAAGATAAACCATATTTTTGTGTACTTCCTTGGATGCACCTTCACGTTAATACTGAAGGTCAGACTGTGCCTTGTTGTATGGCAAAATTAGATTTTAAAGAAGATAATTTTCCATTAGCAAAAGATAAAAACATTATAGAAGCATTAAACAGCGAAGAATTTAAACAGATACGCAAAGATATGCTTGATGACGTAAAAGTTAAAAACTGTGAACAGTGTTATTTGTTAGAACAATACGGCCATCATAGTGCAAGAAAACACAGCAATAATAAATATCTAACTCCTGAGCTAGAAGAAAAAATAAAAACAAGAACACGACCTAACGGCTATTATGATATTGATATACTTTACTTTGATGTAAGATTTAGTAACGTTTGTAACTATAAATGTAGAATGTGCGGAGCAAATTATAGTACTAAATGGTATGAAGACACACCTAATCCTCCCTCAGAAACTTTAATCAGTGTGCCAGATATTGCAAAATATTGTAATGATAATTATGAGTATTTAAAAAATTTAAAATATGTTTATTTTGCTGGAGGAGAACCTCTTGTACAAAAAGAACATTATCAATTTTTAGAATGGTGTATTGAAAATAATTTAAAACCTGAGCTTTATTATCAAAGTAATGGAAGTATTGTTAAGTATGGAAAATATAATATTATTGATCTTTGGAAAAACTTTTCAAAAGTAACATATAGTGTAAGTATAGATGGATTTGGAAAACTAGGAGAATATATTCGTTCTGGATATAACGATAAAAATGTAAAGAAAAATCTTAATACAATAGTAGACGCTTTTGGAAATAATAAAGAAATAGTTATAAATTCAACGTGGATGATTTATAATGCATATTATATTACAGAGTTTTTTGACGAGATTGAAAACGAACCTTGGGTAATAACAAATAATGTGTATCCACAGTTGCTTGTGTTTCCTGAATATTTACAAGCAAAAGTATTGCCACAAGAACTAAAAGATAAAGCACTAGAAAAAATTTATAACAGTAAATGGTATAAAAAATATCCACATAAGTTTGAAGCTCTTGTAAATAACTTACAAGAAGAGAGTACTCCAGAACTATGGAAAGAATTTATCGAACAAACAGTATCGTTAGATGTTCGACGTAAAGAATCCTTAGTTGATGTATTTCCGGAGATAGGAAAATATTTATGAATAGAATACATTGTGTAAATTTAGATAATGGATTAAGAATTAATACCGACGGTTCTTGCAAATCGTGTTGTATGATGTCTACTAGATTTCGGGACTCCGAAGGCAAAGATGTTAATGTAAAATCTAATAGTTTTGAAGAAATTGCAAATTCAAAAACTAGAATGGATATTAGAAAGTCGTTTGTAAAAGGAATTTATCATCCTGCTTGTAAAAAATGTTGGGACGAAGAAGCATCTGGAAAAAGTAGTAAGCGTATTAGAGATAATGAAACATATCAAAATACTGTTATGGCTAAGGATAAATTTCAGTTATTAGATATTAATATGGGGACAACTTGTAATATTAAATGCCGTACTTGTGGACCGTTTAATAGTAGTTTCTGGAATAAAGAATGGTTTGATTTAGAATTCTTCAAAGGCACAAAAAAAGAATATAATGAATGGTTAAAAAGTTTTAATCACGCCTTCGACGATGATAGTAAATTTTGGAGTGAATTTGAACAAAATCTCGAAAACGTAAAGCATATTGATTTTTATGGCGGCGAACCATTCTTGGTTAAAAAGCAATGGGAAATGTTAAAATACGCTATAGAAAAAGATTTTGCAAAAAATATAACTCTACACTATAATACAAATGGTACTATTTGGGACGATGAAAAGTTTAATATTTTAAAACACTTTAAAGGTATTAATATTGATTTTAGTATAGACGGAGTAAAGGATAAATTGTACTATATACGACATCCTGCAGAATGGGATATAGTAAAGTCAAACTTCTTAAATCTTATTGATATTTCTAAGTCAATGCCTAAATTTAGAATAAGTGTTTGTAATACTATTAGTATATTAAATGTATTCTATATAGATGAAATGTATGCAGAATTTCTACCTCATACAAAAAATATATATTTGAATTTAGTATTTGGTCCAGATTATTATTGTATTAAAAATTTACCAGATGAAATTAAAATAGAAGTTGAAAATAAATTAAAAAATTTAGAAGACAGATATTGGCTTAATGGTATAATTAATTTTATGAATTCTGAAACCTATAATGAACCTCATTGGAACAAATTTTTGGAAATAACAAAAGTGCAAGACGAATATAGAGGACAATCGTTCGCTGAAACGTTTCCTGAATTTAATAGATTGCTTGTAAAGAATGGATATGAAGTATGAAAGATTTTAATTGGCAAACCTCAACAGTAACGCATATGCACATAGAGTTAAGTAATCATTGCAATGCAGCTTGTCCTATGTGTCCTAGATTTGTAGACTCTACAGCTAAAGTTAGACCTGATTTAAATTTAGCTTCAATTACAAGACAACAATTTGAAAAATGGTTTCCGCCTAAATTTATGAGAAATATGGAACGTATATTGTTCTGTGGTACTCACGGTGATCCATTAATGACAAAAGATATAATTGAAATTACTGATTATATACAAAAAACATCTCCAAACTGTACACTATTATTTCATACTAATGGCGGAATGAGAAATGCAAAATTTTGGGAATCGTTTGGAAATCAACTTGTTTCTAAAAATACACAACATAGGGTTGTGTTTAGTATAGACGGATTAGAAGATACTAATCATCTATATAGACGAAATGTTGATTGGACAAAACTTATGGAAAATGTTAACGCATTTTTATCTACAGGTGCAGTTGCAAGGTGGGAGTTTTTAGTATTTGGACATAACGAACATCAAGTTGAAGAAGCAAAAAAATTAAGTAGTGAGCTTGGATTTGCAGATATAGAAATAAAGCGAGCACTAGGTTTTGACAGTGCAAAAAACGGAGAATTAAATGCTAAAGGTGTTTACGATAGAGACGGTAATCTTGAATATATTATAGATCCTCCAACTGATCCTAACTTTTTAAATACCCGCGATACTCAAAGAGTAAATCGCACAGTAGAGCTTAAAAAAGATTTAGGCTACCTATCCGAAGTTAAAAAAGGTTATCATCCTCACGTAGAGTCTAAAGTAGAAAAATTTGTAGAAAGTGAACTACCGCCGTGGAATCAATACTTAAAACAATATGAGAATATGGAAATCAAATGTAAAAGTTGTGTTCCGAACAGCGTTAAAAAAAGTGAAATATACGTAAGTTGTAACGGTATTGTATTTCCTTGTTGTTTTGTTGGAACAAGAGTTGATAGCTCGATTAATCTTTATGAAGATACACAACTAAGAGTACACATTAGAAAATTTGGAGTAGATAAATTTAATTTAGAAAAGACTTCTATTTACGAAATTATGAATAACGGTTATCTTGATCAAGTATATACTAGTAGTTGGAATAAAGAAAACTTTGCTGATGGTAAATTGTCTTATTGTGCTATGACTTGCGGAAGTAATAGCGAAATTGATCGGATTTATTCTAATGATTGATGTTAAAAATTATAATCGAATTGTAGCGTTCGGTTGTAGTTGGACAGCCGGTGATGAACTACAAGATCATAATATATTAAATTTGCCATTTTATAAATGTCAACGTATGAAAATAAAATACGGATTTGAAGAATTTCATAATTTAGAAACACAAGAAGGAAAAAGATTCGGCACATTAATAGAAGAAAATAAATTTATAAACCTAAAATCTAGCTGGGCGGCTCAACTAGCAAAAAAATTAAATTTAGATTTTTTAAATATGGCTCAAGGCGGAACCTGTCTTGAAGAAACATATTTGAAAATTATAAAATTTAAAAAATATAATATGTGTGCAGGAGATTTAATTGTTGTCGGATTAACATCACCTTTGCGAGTGTTACAGTGGCATAAAGGACAATCATATAAGAGCTGTTTAATAAACAACTTATCAACAGGAAATTCTGTTCCTAAAAATACATTACAATGGAATTTAGATCACTTATGGACTAGCAATAATCTAGCATTAAATTATTATAAAACAATGCATAGTCTAATACATTTAGATAAAAATATATATTTTCAACATATGCGTCCTGAAAATGATCCTATGTATTATTCTTACGAAGATCCTTTAAGTTTTGAAATAGAATATCTATGTAACACTATAAATGGATACAATAGATTTTTAGCAAAAGATAGTTTTTTAACAATGAAAAATCGAGATATGCATTGTGGATTTGGGCATCATCCTGTAACTAGTCACATTGAACTAGCAGAGGCAATTATTAAAAATATATCAGGAGTGTAATTTGATTCACTTTTTATACCCAGAGATAGACTTTAGTTTTTCTAAATACAATTATTTAGAACACACATTTACTCATAGTGATCCTTTAGATTGTTGGAGTATGGAATGGTTACTAGACACTGTAGGATTAGATTATAAAAATACAATTTCTACAACACAAAAATCTTATGTAAAACTTAATATTCATTTCCCTACAGAATATACAGATTTACAATATATGCCTAATGAAATATGGGAAACTATTGCCAACTCTGACAACACATATTTGTTATTGTACCAAGCAACAGAAGCTACACCATTTTATTTTTGGAAACATAGATGGAATAGACTAAAAAGTTTTTTAATTAAAAAAAATATACCACCCCATAAAGTTTATTATATAAGCGGAGATCTAAATGCAGTATCAAATCATAAAAGGCATATGGATAATTATTGGTGTGATATTAATGTTTTAGGAATCAATATATTTGAAATGATGCATTTATTTCGACATAATGCAAATAGTGGAGAAAATTATAAAGACATAATCGACCTACATACTAAATCAGAAAAAAATAAAAACTTTTTAAATTTAAACAAAAGAATGCGTCCTAACAAGCAGGCGTTAATATATTATATTAGAAAAAATAATCTATTAGAAAATAATATAGTAAGTAATTTATGGTACGAGTCTGAAGTATTATCACAAGAAGAATTTGATACACAGTATAACTTCAATGAAGCTAACTATGATGAATTAGTTGAGTGGGTACAACAACGCATAGTAATAGACAATGATAACGATCAACATTCTGACAAAAAATTATACGTAGATACAAAGTATAGTTTAGTAAGTGAAACATATACAGGATCGACTGTAAATTTTATAACAGAAAAAACTTATAAGCCTATATTAATGGGTCATCCATTTTTAATACACGGAACTAATGGAACACTTGATTATTTAAAACAAATAGGATATGAAACTTTTCCTGAATTGTTTGACGAAAGCTACGACACTTATACTAGTTCAAAGGATCAATTAAAAATTATAGTTGAAAATTTAAAAAAAGATGTTATAATAAACAAAAATGTATTAGAAAAGTGTAAACACAATCAAAATTTGTTTTTACAACAACCTACAAAGGAAATTGTTAAAAAACAACTAGAGGAATTTTTGTTATGAAAAACACAGCCATTGTTGTAATGGATGTAGGATTACCTAAAAATTCTTATAGGTATGACGAAGAAAAATCTACAAATGATGCGTTTGTGTCTTATCTAAATCAACGATTACACGATCTTAAAAAACAAGGTTCTAAAATTATAGAAATAAATTATATTTCTCCAAATGAACCACATCCTTTGTTAGATATAGATTTTGATTTGGCAACACTTAGTCCAACAGTATTAAAAAAGTATATCAAACGAAATAATATAGAACACTTAATTTATACTGGATTTCATTATCCAATATGTACAAACGATGCAAGAGAACTAAGCAGTTATAAATTAAGAAAAAATAAACATCTTAAAAAGGTCTCTATTGCTGTACAACTTACACGATCCAGAATAGACGAATATACAGTGCCATTAGCAGATACATATAAGTACGGAGTATGGCAGGTGATGTTATGAAGATATGTTTTATAGGATTAGGTAAATTAGGATTACCGTGTGCAGAAGTTATAGCAAGCAAAGGACACGATGTAACGGGTTATGATATTAAAAAGTGTAAGACTAACAATGTTGATCAGTTTCCTACTATAGCAGGAGCAGTAAATGACAGAGACATTGTATTTGTTGCTGTTCCAACTCCTCACGATCCTGACTATGACGGCCGAGCTCCAACAGCACACTTAGAGCCTAAAGACTTTGATTATACTATAGTAAAAGAAGTACTAGAAGAATGTAACAAGCATATGCACCCGCACCAACTTCTAGTTCTTATAAGTACAGTTTTGCCTGGAACAGTAAGACGTGAACTAGAACCTATTGTAACTGAAACAAGATTTGTATATAATCCTTATTTAATTGCAATGGGAACTGTTGCGTGGGATATGGTTAATCCAGAAATGATAATGATTGGTACTGAAGACGGTACAGAAACTGGCGATGCACAAGAGCTTGTAGACTTTTATCGTACTATTATGGAAAACGATCCTCGTTATGTTATTGGCACCTGGGACGAATGCGAGTGCATAAAAGTGTTTTATAATACATTTATTAGCACTAAGATCGGATTAGTAAATATGATACAAGATGTTGCAGTACAACAAGGCAATATTAATGTAGATGTAGTAACTAATGCATTAAAGGATAGTACACAGCGTATTATGGGTCCTAGCTATATGAAGGCTGGAATGGGTGACGGTGGTGCTTGCCATCCGAGAGACAATATTGCACTACGTTATATGGCTGATCAGTTACATTTAGGTTATGATATATTTGACAGTGTAATGAATGCAAGAGAACAGCAGGCTCGTAATATGGCCATTGAGATTCTTAAACACGGAAATAAAATAAAGTTTACAAGTAATAGTTACAAGCCTGGAGTAGAATATACAGACGGTAGTTACAGTTTACTAGTACAACACTATGTTAAAGAGCTAGGTGGATGGCTAGTAGAAGAAAACCCTATGGTAGTTGTAAGAGTACACGAAACTGACGACATAGCACCTGGCAATTATACAGTGTTTGATCCTTGGAGATCTTACGCTGGCCCAAACAGATTTGTTCATTACGGAAATACTAGACATAATGTATGATATTGTTTATATAGGTAACGATGACGACAATTGGAAAAAATTAAAGGAACGTTTTGTAACAGCCAAACGTACAGACTCTTTTGAAAAAGCTAAACGCAAAGTTTTTACAAAAATGTTTTGGATAGTTTGGCAAGATACAATTCCACTAGAATCGTTTTTGTTTGATTATGAACCAGATGACTGGAGCAAAGAATATATTCACGTTTTTTTAAATGAAATACATTACGATGGTATTTGCTTGTTTCCAAAATCTACAACAGTAAGTGAAGAAGATTTTCAAAAACGTATATTTGAAAATAAAAAAGAAGTTGATATTATGGCTAGTATTCCTAAGCCATTTGACATATTTAATATTGATTCATACGATGATTATTTAAATGCATTAGATAAATCTACAACTGACCTGTTTTGGATGAGTAGTTTAAATATAACTGTAGACAAAGAAGTTACAGATAATTTTTATATACCTCACCACGAAGAAATTGACAGAAATCAAAATCATAGTTTTCTACACAACGTAGATGGAAATAAAAGACTAGGAATTTATTTGTGCAGCAAACATAAAATTGCTACACAAAAAGAAATTGAAGATAGACATATTATAAATCGAAAAGAATGGGATATAGTTGCAAGCCATCCTGTTGTATATGATGCATTTGATATAGATACATATGAAGAATATTTAGATGCTTTAGAGAATTCTAAAACTGAAATGTTTTGGATAACATTTAATGATGTAGATGCAAGTCAGTTTAAAAAAACTTTATATTTTAATTATGATAACGAATATGATAAAAATATTAATCATACGTTTATACACAATGACAACGGAAATCATCTTAGAAACGGTGTTTGGTTATGCAGCAAGAATGTTCCATTATCTAAAAAAGAAGTAGAATATCGATTTATTGTAAATTCAAAAGAGCATAACGAAATAGCAAGTGTTAGAAAGTATTATGACAGATTTACTATAAACACTTATGAAGAATATAATAGTGCATTAGAACAAAGCACACAAGAAATGTTTTGGGCTATATCAGATAGATATACTATAACAGATGACGACATATTTAATACTTACTTTCCAAAAAAACATTTATATGACGAAGAATTTTCTTACGAACGAAGTGTAACTCATATTTTTAAAAATGGAATTTATAACGACGGTTTAATGTTATGTAGTAAAAATTCTGAAATTACAAAGAGAGAATGGGAATACGGGTTTATTGCTAACAAACAAGAACACGATACTGTTGTTAGTCAACCTAATCCTTATGATATTGTTTTTATAAGTTATCAAGAACCCACAGCAGACGAAAACTACGAAAGATTGTTAAAGAGTTTTCCTAGGGCAAAACGTGTACACGGAGTTAAAGGAATACATCAGGCACATATTGCAGCAGCAAAGCAGTGTACAACTGATATGATCTGGATTGTTGACGGAGACGCACATATTGTAGATGACTTTAATTTTGATTATCAAGTTCCGTTATGGAAAAGAGATAATGTTTTTGTATGGAGATCACAAAATCCAATAAATGATTTAGTTTATGGATATGGTGGTGTCAAATTATTTCCAAGACAACTTACAATTGATATGGATATAAGTAAGCCTGATATGACAACAAGTATTAGTGAGAAGTTTAATCCAGTACAACAAATTTCTAATATTACAGCATTTAATACGGGCGAGTTTGAAACCTGGAAAAGTGCGTTTAGAGAATGTGCTAAACTTAGCAGCAAAATAATTGATAGGCAGAAAAATGATGAAACAGAACAAAGACTTGAAACGTGGTGTACAGTCGGAGAAGACAGACCTTATGGTTCCTATGCTCTTGCCGGTGCTAGGGCTGGCCGTGAGTTTGGCCTTTCTAATCGCGATGATCTTAAGTTAATAAATGATTTTGATTGGTTAAAGGAGAGATTTGATGCAATGGTTGGATGATAAAGATATATTTGGCAGAATGGCTTTGATTTCAAATAATCCTATATTCAATAATCTTAGGAATGCTGTAGATAATTATGATGCAGATTTAACAGATGCACTAAGTTGGGGACAGTTAAAAAGTAAAAGGTGGTTAATTAACGAATTAGAAAACCTTAAAGCAGACTTAGGCACAGTCTTTCTTTGTGGAGGCTGGTATGCTACACTTGCTGCAATGTTATTTGAAAGCAGTTTAGAAATAGAAAAAATTAGAAGTTTTGATATAGATGAATCTTGTTCTGCTATTGCAGAAACAGTAAACAGACATAAAGTAAAAGATGGCTGGAAATTTAAAGCAAGTACACTAGATATTCTAAAAATGGATTATCCTACAACGCATACTACTTATAGAGCTGACGGAACTAGTATGGATTTAAAAGAAATGCCTAATACTATTATCAACACTAGTTGTGAACACATAGAAAATTTTTCAAAATGGTTTGATAAAATACCAAATAATACATTAGTTATATTACAAAGCAATGACTATTTTGAAATTGAAGAACATATAAATTGTGTTGTAGATGAAGAAGATTTTGCAAAAATGGCTCCGTTGACTGATGTATTATATTCTGGAAGATTAGAGTTACCTAAGTATACTAGATTTATGAGGATAGGGTTTAAATGACATTTTATAAATCAGTAAATGATTTACACATAGAACCTACTAGAAAATGCAATGCTAGATGTCCTATGTGCCCTAGACATTTAGGATCTTCTCCAAATAAAGGTCCTTGGGTTAACGAAATAGATATAGATATAAATCTATTAACTCCGGTAGTTGAAAAGTTAAGTTTAACATCAATATCGATTAATGGAAATTATGGCGATATTGTTATGCATAAAAATCCTAAAAAATTAATAGAATTATGTTCCAACAATGCACAAAAGGTTACAATACACACAAATGGAGGAGCACAGCCAAAAAGTTTTTGGAAGTCTTTAGGTAAATTTAAAAATTTACTTGTGATATTTGCAATTGATGGATTAAGCGATACGCATTCTTTATATCGCAGAAATACTAGATTTGATATTGTTTTAGAAAATGCAAAAACATATATTGAAGCGGGCGGAACTGCAATGTGGGATATGCTAATATTTAAACATAATGAGCATCAAGTAACAGAATGTAAAGAATTAGCAACAGCATTAGGATTTAAAATTTTTCAAGCCAAGCCTAATTCTAGATTCGGTTTTTCAAAATATCCTGTCCACGACAAAAACTTCAATACTGAGTATTATATTGAATCAATTAACCAAGTTACTGATAGAAAAGATGTTCATCCTAGAAGTTTTCCAACTACTAAACAAGAATATCAAAAATTTATTAAATCTAAAAAACAAGTTAAAAAGAAAATTGAAAATCCTTGTATTGATTGTAGAGTTATTGAAAAACAATCTATTTTTATTTCTGCTGATAATAGAGTATGGCCTTGTTGCTGGTTAGCACAAATGGCAAATAAAGCTGAAAAAAGTTATGCTATAAGTGACTTTATAAAACATTTTGGAGAAACTAATACTATTGATAACTTTGATACTATAGTTGGACAATTTGATTTTATAAAAGATACTTGGGATACTAATCCGTTTTACGAATGTTCTACAAATTGTAATTCTAACGAAATATCACCAACAGTTATAACTTCTATAGAATCATCTAAATTTTCTTTAGATTAAGTTTATAATATTTTTCGAATTCAGGATAATGATCTAACAAATTAGTATTTCTAAAATTATCTAATCTTTTAAGTTCCATCATACCGTTCATAAAATCTCTAGGATTTTCTTGGTCTATTCTTAGTATGTCGATAGTTGTTTGAGCATCTTTACAATTGTTTATTGGACTTTTTTCTATACGTTTTAGATATTGTTTTTTTATTTCGTTTGGGATATTGATAGCCCTGTAGTATGTAGGATGTGTAACTAATCCAGAATATGTAAGTCTATGTTCAGCATTTAAATTTAATAAGTATTCATATATTTCGTCTATATAACCTAAATTTAATAATTGTATAGCAGTACTAAACTTAACATCTAAATCACTGTTTAATGCTTTCTGGCAATTTTTATCCCAGGTATCCCAATCTAATCCAGTTCTAATATAAGATCCACGGCCTTCTATTCCGTCAACACTCATACTAAAATGTAAATTTCTAAATTTATGAGCGTTTTCTAAAACATAATCTGGCATAACAGTGCCATTACTTGTAATTTGTAGCTCTACATTCTTTGCATTTTTATTTCTATAAAACATTTCAAATAGTTCAGGAAAATCTGGATGTATCATTGCTTCGCCGCCAACAAGAGTAAACTTGTTAACTTTTTCAAAAACTACTTCTAAATCTTGCCAATATAAATCCTTTGTTTCTTTATCATAAGGATTCATTATGGTATTAACACCTTTATATTTGTTTGGATACATTAATTTGTACTCGGCAAATATTTTACTTGATGCTGTTGGTCCGCACATAATACATTTAAGGTTACATAAATTTCCTAAACTTTTAAAATTTACATATTCTAAATATTTTGGATCAAGATCTGCATCTGGATTCTCTTCAACAAAATTTATTGCTTCTTGTACCGATTGTTTATGTAAGTAACTGCTATTATCGTTAGTTCTTTTATTTCTAATATTTCTTTCAGAATTGTATATACATTGTTTACAAATTTCTTTTGTTTCGTTAGAAAAATCTCCAGTTATCATATCCTGTCGTAAATTTTTCATTTCGTCGCTATTAAAATATTCTAAAGGAGTTAAAGTATCTGTATTAAATTCCTTTCTACGATTTACAGAAGCAACACAACAGGCTCGATAATAACCATCAGCAGTATGGCTAAATTGAATAAATGGATTTACACAGTATACTTTTTTCATATTAATGTCTGTTTTAAAGTAAATTTATCATAGATAGGATATTCTATAGCATCATCTGTGTGTTGCGATACCAGATTTCTAAAATCCTTGTCTCTAGTAAGTATTTTAAGTTTTACGTCTTTTGAATATTTATTTTTTAACCTTACACATTTTTTTATTATTTTCTCATTTGTAAATTCGTAATGGAATGTAATATCAAACTTTATATCATTTTCTAATAATTGTTCATATCTTTTATAAGATGCTGTACCGTTAGAATTAATAGTAATTTGTGTAGAATTTTTTGCTCTTAACAAAACAATTAATTTATCTAAGTCTTTGTATAGTGTAGGCTCTCCACCGGTTATTATTACAAATTTTTTTTTGTTTTTAGGTATTTTACTTTCAATTATTTGTAATGCTCGATTAGTTTTCTTTAACTCCATAAAAGGACTAACACTATCGTGAACGTTCGGCGGACAGTAACTACAATCAAAGTTACACATTTTGCCTATATCTAAATGTATTTCACACAATGAGTCGAGTTTAAATTTAGCTGCGGTTGCAATTATTTCTTTTCCATCGTATAAAGGTAAATTAGATTGAGAAACTTTGTCAGCTTCGCTTACAAATTTGTCATATAC